AGGAGGTCTGGGCGGTGGTAACACCCAACAGGTAGCCTCTGAACCCGCAACTGAACCAACATCCTTTGATTTTGCATCAGAAGATTCATATGGTCAGTTTTTCCAGTCATTGCCAGAAAACCTTCAGGCGCATGACACCTTAAAGAATACTAAATCGATTCACGCTCTAGCCGATCAACTTGTAAATGCTCAAAGTGCATTAGGCACTAAGCGTCTGCAAGCGCCTCAAGAAGACTGGGGTGCTGAACAGTGGGATGATTTTTACAGCAACCTGCGACCTGCCGATAACGAGTACAGCGTTCCTGATGCAGAAGAGCTTTCATTTGAAGGAGCTCCTGAACTTGCAGAAGAGACTCTTCAGGAACTTGTGGATTTTTCCGCTGAGATGGGGCTAAATCAACAACAGTTTGATCAGCTATACGAGCGTTACATGGGTATGGCAGTTGAAGGCACTGAGATCACAGCTCAACAAACTGAGCAAGCCGTCACAGAGCACCGTCAGGCAGTCCAGCTTGAGTGGGGTGAGAAGTATGACGCTAATCTGGCAGAAGCAAATCAGGCGTACGAGGCACTATCCTCTGAGATTCCTGAGCTAAAGGAGCTGATTGAGTCAGACCCTGTGATTGCAAACCACCCTGCCGTTCTCAAGGTATTCCACCGTATTGCTGAAGTATCTGGTGATGCGCTACCGTTGGCACAGAATAACCCGACATCGGGCTTTGCTTCTGAGAATATACATGGGATTAAGTCTGCAATTCAGGAGTTAGACACCGTAAATGCAAGCTTAATTATGTCAGATCCATCCTCACTGAGCATGGCGGATCGTACAAAACGTCAGCAAGTTCTAGATCAACGGGCTAAGTTGTACTCTAATATGTACCCTTCGGGCTAAAATAGCTTGACAACCCTTTTAAACAAGGCTATCCCACTAGTATTGGGGTAGCCTTTTTTAGGTCCTAATATCAGCTTTAGAAAGCCGTTGGTTCCGTATAACTAGAAGAGTCCGAAAGGGTAGCTCATCGAAAAGCAAACTTCTACTTAACTTAACTTAAATTATTATATATCATGGCTTATTCAGACCCATCATACATGTCAGACAACGGTTCGGGTGCTGCTGCAATCAGCAACGCCGCCGCTCTGAACACCGCATACGTTGAATCATTCAAGGCTGGCTTCGAGCAAGCATTCCAGCAAACTGAATCTAAACTTCAGCCGTATTTCGAGCAAGAGTCCCAAAACGAAGAGTTCCAGTATTTCGATCGCATCGGTGTTGCCGAAGCAATGACCGAAGACGCTACTCGTTATGGCGACAATCCTAACAGCGATATCTCTCACGATCGCCGCCGCATCGGTCTTAAAGACTACGAGCTTGGCAAGTACATCGACGAGAAAGATCTCAAGCGCGTACTTACAGATCCAATGAATGCTTACACACAAGCACTTCTTGCATCGGGTAAGCGTAAGATCGACGATATCATCATCGACAAACTCTTCGGAGAAGCATACACAGGTCGTAGCGGTGGAACAACTGTTACATTCTCTCGTCCAGCATCTACTGCTCGTGACACCAACATCACACTTGGTAACTTGAGTAAGAATGAAGCTAACCCAGTCATCGACACCTATGACGCATCTACTGCGAAAAATGGTATCGACATCGTTGCTGGTAACACTGAAGGTTTCTCCATCGGTGCTAACTACGACGGTACTCCAACTGGTGGAGCTGCTCCTCTTGGTCTTACTCTTGAGAAGCTGAAAGCTGCTCGTCGCACAATGCTGCGCCTTGAAGCTATCGGTCAGGATGACGTTGTTAACTGCTTCCTTACTTCGACTCAGTTCAACGACCTCCTTGGTATTGACGAGATCATCAACTCTGACTACGCCGTACGCAAGTCTCTTGCAGAAGGTTCGGTCACTACGTTCATGGGCTTCCGTTTCATCCAAACTGAGCGTCTTGGTCTTAACTCCGACGGTGCTAATAACGACGAGCGTCGTGTTATCGTTGCAACTCCTAAAGCACTTAAGATGTCTGTTGGTACAGCTCTTAAGGGTGATGTATGGCGCGTTCCTTCCAAGAAGAACATCCCTTACGTATACTTCAAGCTTTGCGCTGAAGCATCTCGTATGTGGGGTGAGGTCACTGGTGAGATCCGCTGCCTAGAGTCCTAATCTAGTCTGTAGCCTCCCCTGTGATTCGGGGGAGGCTACTTTTCTTTTTATGCCTACAGAAGCAAACAAGTTGGATATCCTTAACTCTGCCCTACGCATGGTAGGCAGTTTTCATATTGACGCTACCGACGAGTCGAGCACCACATATGAGATATCCACACGTGCCTATTCACAGGCGGTCACTGAGTTATTCGGGGACAACATTTTTAATTACAACACAAAGCGGGCGACCTTAACAGGCGTTGTGTCTACAGAGTTTAAAAACTTTGGATATGAGTACACACTTCCTGCCGACTTTAATTTATTTTTATACGTAGAGAGTGCAGAAGACATTCTTGTTTCCGATTTCCGATTTGCAAATGGTAAGTTGTATTCAGACGAAACATCTCTTAAGATTACGTACACATATGTTCCCGATTTGGAAACATCTGCAGCTGGGCTACCAGCGTTTATTACACGACTGCTTACACTGCATATGGCGCAGAACATGAGCATCGAGCTTTCTGGTTCTGAGAATCGACATGAGATTCTACACAAGCAGTACGTTCTTGCTCTTCGTAGAGCACGTACACTAGAGGGTCGCCAAGGACCTGCTCAGACATACATCAATGACGGAAACTCTCAGTTTATAAGCGCACATCAACGGTATGGCTCGATATAGTAATGTTCAGACAGACTTCTCAGGCGGTTTAATAAGTGATTACGTTCTCGGACGTACCGACATTAAGCGTGTGGCTAACTCTGGACGTACGTTCAGAAACTTCTTTCCGTCACTACAAGGACCTGCTATTTTCCGCACAGGGTTTAAGCATTACAACTCTACCGCGTACCCCACAGATGATGTTGTATCCGTAGATATTATTTTAGCAACAGATACGCCGTACAGGGCTGTATTCTCACCGTCCCAGATTGAGATCTTCGATTCTGAAGGGCTATCAAAAGACATAGTACCTACCTCGTACTCGGCTGCTGACATTGAGGAGCTTCGATTTAGTTCTGAGACAGGGGAGTTGTACGTAGCGCATGGAAGGCACAGACCCAAGAAGTTAAAAGCAGACCTTTCGTTTATATCGTCATCCCTAGTTTCTAGTGATAGCTACACATTGCTGTCTCAAGACGGACTTGAAATACATGCTAATGTTGAAGTGCAGGGAGATGACCAGTGGAGCTTAACTGACTTAGAATTCGACGTAGAGCCTTTCTTGGACAAAGAGCCTAGCTCTAATAAGTTTAATATTTCTCAAAATGAGAGATACGTAAAACTAGAAAGCGATCAAGCCCCGTTCAGCGTCATAGCTACAGACTTCACTAACAACTCAAATGCATACAGCAAGGACTGGTATGTGGAGTACGCAGTTGACGGAACTAAGTTTTTAGGAAAAGCCGTTCATGCAGGCACTACTGCAAACTACACACTAGCTGATCCAACAAGCAGCGTTTTATACATTGAACCTGTAGTTTCTGTGTTGGACATTGAGGATGACGCAGCTCAGCTATATCTATTAGATAGCGATGAAGTAGACGAAGTAGCATCTCCATCAGTAAGTCAGGCTTTAGAACTGGACGGAGTCGATGAGGATGAAATACACCTACGCTCTGACACTGTTATCTTTAACTCAGGATTTACTGATTCGTGGGTTCGTGTGTCGGATGACAGACGAAACAATAATGTCGTTGTCGGTGAGACCCGAAGCCTTACTCGTTGGGTTAAGATCAAAGAACACCTTGGCACAGAAGACCACCCAGTAGAGTTCTTCAGAGGCACATATGATAATATTGTTTATAAGAATGGCTCTGTGTACAGAATATACGATGGATTCACCAGTGGCACATTGTATATGGCTGGTCCTGACACACAGGGTGCTCTTAAGATATGTACCGCTGTGTTAAAGCACAATGGAAACAGAACCTACACCTTTGTTAACACATTATCGACAGCTAACCCTCACAACAGCACAAACCCATCTCCCACTACAGGGGCGTATACGATCGGTAATTTATCCACCCAGAAACAGTTTGATGTTGTAAGCTGTTACAACTCGGCAGACGGAGTACCTAAAGTAGAGGAGTACAATGCAAGCACCAACACAGGTGGCAGTCTAGTCATACCAACTACCGTAGACGCTGTTACTGCTACGGAGGTTGCAAATGATGCACTGATGAATGCGACTAGTTCTGTGTTCCAACCTACTGACATAGGTCGCCACATACTCGGACGTATGGAGTCTGGTAACACCTATATGGAGATTGTTCGGTTTAACAGTGTAACTCAAGTTATAGTTAAGCTGTTAAACGCAGTTCCTCGTGATAAAAGAACGCTTGCCTTTGAGAATGGAGGATCGTTTGAAGATGTTAAGCTAGGCGCTTGGTATTTTGATAACTACCCTCGAACAGTGGCTAAGTTTGAACAGCGTCGTATCTTTGGTGGCACGTATGAAAGTCCAAATTTTATTTACTATAGCCGAGCTAACGACGAAACGAGCTTTCAGCCAACACAGGATGACGGAGAAGTTTTAGACACAGATGCTATTACATACGCTCTTTCTAATCGAAACGCAGCTATCCGTTGGATTAACGCAGCTAAAGATTTAGTTGTTGGTACAACAGGTGGTATCTACCGCATTGTTCCTAATCAGTATCAGTACGGTATTAGTCCTAAGACAATCCGTATGGAGCTTACTGAAGAAGAACCTTGTGAACAACAAGGAGAAACGGTAGCAAGTTCTGTATTCTATCCTGACCAGTCAGGTACTCGCCTAATGGAGTACAAGTACGATCAGTCACTGAACAGTTCATCTTCTAATGATGTTTCCAAGCTGATATACCCAATATTCCTTCAAGACGCCATTGCACAGATTTCCTACCAGCATACACCACAGCCCCGAATCTGGGCTCGTACTGTATCTGGTAAACTCTACTGCCTGTCTTACCACAGACAAGAGGAGTTTTATGCGTGGTCTGAGCAAGACCTCGGTCCTGATGCAAAGGTCTTAGATATATCAGTACTTCACAGAGGCACAGGAACAAGACTAGATCAGGTGTGGATTATTGTTAAACGTGACGGAGCTACGTACACAGAAGCGTTAGCAGAAACAGACCCTGTACAGCTTACTAGCTATCCAATGTTGGACAGCCACATTGTAATTGACAACACATCTATTACTTATACACCATTTACAGGGTCTTGGTCTGGTAGTGGTTTATCAACAATCAATGAAGATACAGCGACGTACGGTAACGGCGTTGAACTTGAAAATAGTGCTGGAACGTATGGCACAGCAACTATAAACCTAAGCACACCCATACCGTCAGGGACAGTTGTAAATATTACATCAACAGTCATTGAAAAAACAGGTACGGTGAAATGGGAATTTTTAACATCAGGTGGACTAGCCGCAAGCCCTACTTATGCTCAAGCCGTTAATGTTACTGGAGACGATACCGTCACAACAACTGCCGAAGCTACTCAAATTCGCATAAGAATTATAAACGACGGAACTTTAGAGATCTCCAACATAGCGGTAACAACGCCTATTTCAAACACTGTAGACGTTAGCTCAAGATTTGGAGCAGGTGATACTGTTGCAGTTATTGAAGACGGTGTGTACACAGGCGACCAGACACTCACGGATGGTACAGTCACACTGCAGTCTGCAAATGCAACTAAGTTAATCGTAGGACTTCGCTACAGCGGAGAGCTGCAGATGATGTTCCCGACGTGGGATGCACAGAATAAACCAGCCTACGCCGCAGACACAGCACGTATTGTGTCTATACGTCCTTTCTTAATTAACACATGGAACTACATGGTTGGTGTTGGAGACAGATTTGAAACTGTCCGTGTATCCACAACATACGGCAACGGCGGAGGCTTTACAGGCTTTGACAAAGAACGTCCTGTAACTGGATCTACTTTCGGCGTTGACAATGTGCCAACTATCAAGCACGAAGAGCCTTATCCCTTGACGGTTGCGTCCTTAACCACTAAAACAGATTTGAACTAAAATGGAAGTTGCAATTATAGCTACACTTTTAAGTACTGCCGTATCGTATCGTGCTGCAGAGCAAAACGCTGCTGCACAGGACATGGCAGCAGATGCTGCTGAAGCGCAGGGGCAGTACAACGCACAGATCAATGTTAACAACGCAGTCGATGCTGTTGCTCAGGAAAACTTCAAAGCATCTGCTGCCGAAGCAAACAAGTTTCGTGATCTTGAAGCTAATCAGCGTAAGCGAGAGGCTCTTGCTAAGAAGCTTGATGCTGACTTGGCTACAAAAGAGATATCAATGGCGTCTACGTACGGAACTTTTGAGGATACATTTAAAGCGTATGATATGGATGCAAGTAACCAACTTGCCAGCTTTGACTTCGATGCTTCTGAATCTAGTTATCAGTACAATTTACAAGCAGGAGAAGCTGGACGTAAACGCAACTTAGCGTGGAGCCAAGGTCTTGCTCAAAGAGACTTAACACTGCACTCTGCAGCTAATAAAGCTACTCAGTTCAGGAATCAAGCAGATAACACTCGCCTATCGGCAGTAGGTACGTTAGTGGGCGGGCTTGGCAGTGCCGCTAATATTCACGCAACTCATTCATAATGGCTATTCAATTAAACACCCAGACCGCACAGCAAAAGCAAGCACCCTTTTCAGCATTTGACACGACATCCTCTTATCGTAGTGGGTTGTCTGGTGTAGCACAGGGTCTGAGTACGGTGGCAAGTGCTGCTTCTCGAATGCATGCTCTTAAAACAAGGCAGAAGGAGCAAGCTCAAAACTTACTTGCTGGTGAAGCGTTCTCAGCTTACGAAGTAGAGCTAGACCGCGTATCTAATGAACTTGATGCAGCTTACAAGGCAGGCAATACTGCTGTAATAGAAGCAAAGAAAGCTGAGTTTGCGGCGCTTGAAACACCAGAGTTTAACAATTACTTAGGTGAGAATGCCGGTGGTACGATTGATAGCCCAGAAGCAATCGCTCCGTATCAGCAACGTGGTTCTGTAGCGTGGGGTCGGATGAACAACTCGTTTGAGGTAAAGGAGCAATCCAGCTTAATCTCTCGCAAGTCTAGTGACTATTTATCAGAATCAAGAGGCTTGGTTACAAAAGCAATCACAGGCAACCCCGCAGGACTTGACCAAGAAGGGTACACGACTGCGTTAGCCAGCCTAGACCCCACATCTGTTGCTTTTCAGAACCTAGTTAAGGCACAACCTAATGATGAAACACGGGATGCGTTTAAGAGGGATGCAGCCAGTAATGCGCTGGGTGTTATCAAGCATCAGTTAAAAACAGCAACCAGTGTTGAAACCTTAAATGAGCGTAAAGAACAAGGCGACGAGTTTTTAACCGCAAGTGGATCTGAATACGGGTTTACCCCAGAGCAGGTGTTACAACTTGAGGATCTGTATAGCAGAACGTATAAAGCTGTAAGCGAGCCTGAACATTTAGTTGCACAGGCTGAGAAAGAATACACTGCATTTGAGTCTTCTTATGACAACTTCTGGAGCTTAACCAAAGCTACCGATAGTGTAGACGCTGCTGTAAAACTGGAACAGATGGTAATTCTTGCAAAAGACAACCCTCTTATTACAAAAAAATACAAAGAAGAACTTGCAGAGGCTGAAGAGGTCTTAAGTATGTTTTTGCCAACAGTCGATGCTAATGGAGATCCAATAAGTGACTCCTCTACAGTAGATCTTCTTGCACGGCAATTTATTCGTAAAAAACCAGACCAACGTCCATCGTTTGCTGACTTCCGCCAGCTTGTTGACGAGAACAAAAGTCTAAGTGATTCGGCAGTTAGTAAAATACAAAAACATATTAATGATCGTATAGCCATAGCGGAGCGTGGTGTGGTTAGTGGTGATGTTAGCCAATTAGGTGCATTGTACCCTGAACTTGAAAAGTTTCTTACGTTAAAAGACAAGAACAGTGCTCGGCTGTATTACCAAGAAGTTATTGTACCAGAGCAAAAAGGTGGCGACAGTATTAGCCTTCCGCCTCAGTTGTGGTTTGGCACAGACAAGTCAGCGTACCCCGTACGTGACGTGGCTACGTCATCAGCAGTTTTACTAGAAGTATTTAGCGACAATGTTGACGGACTGGGAGCGGCAATCACTGGCGCAATGAGCGCAATGAGCAGTCCAGACGCATCTTCCAATATGTCTAAGACGTATCAAACACTGGTGATGGGGCTTCAAGCTGCTAAGCGTGGAGATGACCCACAGAGTGTTTTTGAAGAGATACTTACCTATGAAAAAGCAGCAGAGGCTAATAAAGGCAACAAAGAGGTCGAAGAGCTTTACGACGCTTTAATCCTTGAAGAAGACACAGGGATGAGTACTGGTCTTCAGATACTGGACACGGTTCAGAAGATTAAGCAATTAGAGAAAACCCCTCGTGCGGAAGAAGCATCGTTTTACAAAACTCAGCTAAAAGGTTTGATTGCTTCTGGTTTAACAGAAGGTAAATCTTTAGATGACATACGTAGTTCTATACAAGAACACGAAGATCAATACATTCGTCCGTATTCAGGATCTTTAAGACAAGTTCGGGAAAAACAAGTAGTTTACATACACCCTGAAGTGTACAACGAAAGTGTAAACCCTGAGTATGAGCGAGAATCACGTGGGTTTTTCAGCGAATCAGCAGAATCTTTATTGTTTGGAAGCTACTTACTTAAACCCGCAATGGGGCTTGAAGCCACAATACGCTCTGCACGTCGTGCTGTCGAGGAGCTTCCAGTGTTTGGTGGGCGCACCAGCCCGAAGCGTGTCGCAGAGTTTACACTGGCAGGTGTTACTGCTTGGGCTGCTAAAAATTATGAGTTCTCTGAAGATGTTTTACAAGACATGGGATTCAAGTTTCGGGGTCTAGAAGCTGGAGAAAAAGCTGGAGACTTTCCTGCTCTCGGAGCTCGTGGCACAGGTGCTGCAATCCCCAAAGAACAGAGAGTAGATCGTATGCGACGCAAGGCTGCAAGGGCTACGTTCTTAGGTTTGAATAATAATAATTTCTATAGTGAAACTGGGATACTTGGTGGTCCGAAAGGCGAGGGTATCCCGATCCTACAGGTTCGCGGTACTACGTTCAGAACAGAAGCAGATCAGTACGGCAGAGCTGTTGAAAAAGAATATTATGTGTTAGAATTGTACAGCAAACGATTCAGGCAGTACAAGCCTTTTGCTGATGTTAATGGAAAGGAAGTTCTAGTCCCAGTGGACGAGGTCAATCCAAAGATTCGTGAAGGTGTCCTAAAGGATGTTAACTTGATTCCGTTTGACATGGAGACGGGTGATGTGTTTGGTTCAGCTACTAGTATTCAAAATACTATGTGGAAAAAGTTTAATTAAATGATTACTCCCCAAAGAGACCCTAACTCCTTAGTCCGAACAAAAACACTGGCTGAGATAGCTGGACAGGACTACAGCGCAACAGATTATGGAGTAGTTGAAGGCTTAAAAGCTACTTCACTTGCAACCATAGAGCGTAACTTCACGGTTACGGCTGCCGACTGGGTCAAGCAGTACGACGAACGGAGGGATATGAAGATGGGGATGTATGCCCCAGTTACTCAAGAAGAGTACGATAAGTCACCTGCGGCAAAGTATGGGCTGGAGTTTCGTGCAAACGAGAACCCATTTTCATTTGAACGGCGTATACAAAAAGCTGCTAAACTGCGGCATTATAACGATGTTTCTCAGGGGCAAGATCGTCAGGTATCGCAATTTGTAGCCAGCTTGGGTGTTGGACTTGTATCTGACCCTGTTAACTTTATTGGTCTTGGGACAGGAGCAAGCGTTGCTAAGGGTGCTCTCTACGCAAACGCTGGTAAGAAAGCTGCTGCTGCGTATCACACAGGTAAGGGTACATTTAAAAATGTACTAGCATATGGAGCTGCTTTTGAAGTACCTTATGCTTTTATGTCCAACGATCTTGGTGTGGAAAAGTACACATATGACCACCTAAAGATGGCAGCAGCAATGAACACTGTATTTGCAGGGTTGCTTTCAGGTGTATCCGCAGGAGCGTCGTATCGCAACGCATCTAAAGTAGCTAAAGCCAAGAGTGACTACGCTACTTACACTCAGTTTATGGAGGGTGATGTCCCAATGAACGATGCGTTTTCTAACATATACGATGCAGGTAGTAAGGGTATTGTTGAGGCAATTAAGCAGAATAAACGGCTAGTTGACATTGCAGAAGGACGTGTGTTAGCCGATGAGTTAACACTAGACGATATGTTCAACATGTCTGCGCTAATGAGGGCGCACGAGACAAGTACTAAAACTACAACAATGGTTGCTTCGTTGGCTGATAAGTTTTTAGCTAAGCTTGAAAAAGGAGACACTAGCATATACAAAGCTCAAAGAGAGTACAAAGGACAGGTTAAGCGATTAACGGAAGCAGTTTTATTTGGAAAATTCGACGAGCTTTCATACAATGATATACAGTTTCTTAAAGACAATGACTTTGAACTTCGCAAACAAGGCGAAGACGTTGAGGACAACAGGGGCGGGAATCAATTACACGCATCGTACACAGTAACTGAAAACTACGGAATGGTTACTAAAGCAGAGGCTTCAGCCAATCAACTCGTCATAGATGCCTCAATAGAAGCTCGTGTCCTTGAAAAAGAATACTTTGAGCTTATCGAAGACGGCAGACGGGGAGAGGCTATGGACATGAAGCCAAGGCTTGATGAGGCTAAGAAAGTAGTTGATGATCTTTTTGGTGAAACATATGCTCGAATGGTTGAGGATATTAACGGCATGGTGAATGAGGTCTTACTTGGTGATAAGAAGATTATACCAGTTCGCATTGAAAAACAAATGAGTTCTTCAGGTGTCCAAGGTTGGAAGTATCCAAGCGAATTGAGAAACTATATTGCCGAGCCGCATATGGTTTTTGCATCGAGCGAAGTTACTACAAGACTGACCAATATCCCTGTAACTGAGGTTTTGTACACACGAGTCCTTTCTACATTGTTTCATGAATCTTGGCACAATGTAAAAGAGATAAACATTACGTCTTACAATCAACTGTTGAATGTTGCTAGTTCGCCTGAAGTTAAAAAAGCAATGAACGCTGCTTTAAAAACAAGAGGTTATTACAGCAAATCAAAGACAAAGGCTCAGAAACAGGAAATGTTTGACGAGGAGGCTCCGCCGCATTTGCTGGAGTTTGCATTAACTCGTCCAGAGTTTTGGAGTATACTTAAAGATGATAATCCATCTTTGTTTACCAAGTACAAGGATTTGGTGGGTAATCTTCTTTCTCACGCAGCAGCAGTCCTTAAGGTCGAAGGCTTTAAAAAGGTTCTTAAGATCAAAAAGCCTGACCTTGTTGCTGAGCAGATTGGTTTTATTGTTAAGGCGTTGCGAGATAATGTAGATGAAACAAGGCGAGTAAAGAAACTCTATTTAGAGTCGCCAAAAGGCAGACGCACCGCCAATATGCGCAAGAAGGCTGCCTATGAGAATCCAAACTTTAAGTCTCGTGCAGAAGAGATGCGGAAATATTCGGCAGATCCAGTTAAGTACCTAGAAGATACAATTGAGGCTACAGTTGGACATGATGAGGCTCTTCCTCAGTTGATGCCATCTCGACTTCCAGAGACAGCAAAAGAACTTACTGAGTTTGTTGTTGAGATCAACGAGACTTTTAACAAGCTGGGCTTAGATCACTTAACGCCTTACGTAAAAGACATTCTTGTTAACCAGATGGGCACTGAGCGCCGTCGTAAAGCTATTCTTAAAGTTATACGAAAAGGTACGCCAGACGAAGATCAGATTAACAATCTTCTTATACACCTAAAGGAGAAGAAAGCGCCACTAGACACTGCTCAGCGAGTTGGTTACATCTTAAAAGATGACAGCATCTCTATGGCAGAAAAGCTTGGTAAGATTAATCAGTACTTCTACGAGGAGAACTTAGCAATGGTTTTGCGTAACGTACATGACGCATCTGTTGCTAAAAACCTCGAAGACATTGTAAAATCAAAAGCAACTCCAGCTCAAAAAGTGGCGCAGCTTAAGACCATACTGGACGGAAGTCTGCGTAAGGGTGTTGAGCGTAACACATCCATACAACGATTGATTGATGGTCAGATTATTAAAGATCAGTCACCCTTGGTAGAGTTCTTGGTAAACAACGATCTGCTGGAGGTTTTCTTAGGAGAAGACCCAACAAAGTATATGTCGTCATATAGGGAGCTTACTACTAAAAACCCAGAAATTGCTCGGATTTACGGAGAGAATCTTAAAGAAGGTTCGTTACAACTACACCTTGACCTTATGGATGCTATCTCTAGCGGAGAGCTTCCGAAGAAGTGGAAGGGTGTTGATGAGTTTGAAGAACTAGTAGATATCATCAAAACAATTAATCTTGGACAGATGGCTGAGATTAACCACCTTGGCGTTAACATGCGCCAGCGTAAAGGCTTTACTGGTTACAGCATGAAGTATGACAAGCAGGTTGTGTCTTCTATGTCAGAAGCAGAGTTTGTTACATTTATGCTTAGAGTGGTAGATTCTGAGCAGACAGAAAGACTTCACGGCGGTGTTATGGAAGGCTCTGTTGACACTAAGGATGGTAAACCTTTAGACATATACGCTAAACCTGATTGGCGCAGGACAACTAGGAAAGAAGATGTTACGGAGTTTGATCGTTTTGAGATTAATGAATTTCTTCGCAGATTCTATCACGAGATTGTTTCTGGTAAGTTTGAAGAAGACTCTGCAGACGCTAAGTCAATTGTGGGTTCTATGCGTAAAGCAGCTAAGGTTGCTTTTAAGGATGACCACCGCAATGAAGCTATGCTTACACTTAGCAACTTTGAAAACCTCGGTCGTTTATTACTTGAGCAAATACGTAATCGCTCAGAAAAGATCGCACTGGTTAAAAACTTGGGACACGATCCATATTCCATGGTTATGGGTACTGCCCGTAAAAGTGGTCTAGATAAGGTCAAAGGGTTTAGTATTTTAGATGCAACAGCGAAACAGGTTACTGGGATGTTGGATAACCCAGTAGATGTAGATCTTGCTCAAAACTTCCAGAAGGTACGACAGTTTTCTAATGTTGTATTCTTAGCAGGCTCTGGTATGTCAGCTCTGTCTGATATACCTCTAATGCTTACTACTATGCAGTACCTTGGTGGCGAGGTCACATTTAAAGACTTTGTTGCTTCTTATCGAGAAGCTGCTGGGGCGCATTTTAGAGGTAAGGATAAAGAGATGTCCGCTTGGTTTCGATCGCAGGGCGCTGGCTTTGATGTTATCACTCGTCAAACAGCTCAGCGTGTTGTAACGGGAGAGTCCTATGCAGGTGGTCTTTTAGGTGTAGCTAATCAGCTGATGTTTGAGCTGAACGGTTTGAATCGTATCACAGCTACACACCAGCAGGTGTTTATGGATTTGATGACTAACAGCCTTGGTGAGCAGTTTCGCTCAGGCAAGTTAAATCCTACACTTGAGGCACGTATGCGTGAGTTTGGTTTTAATGACAAAGAGCTCAAGACATTAGCAAAGTTCGTAGAAAAAACACCCGATGGTAAGTACCGTTTGGGGTCTGCTGGTATTAGCAATGCACCTCTTCAGCGTAAGTTTAGCGGGTTCTTGACTACATATATGAAAGAGGGAGTCCTTGAGCCAGATGCAGGTGCTATGGCAATTTCACGATTAGGCTTAGAATCTGGTACAATTACTGGTGAAACAGCTCGTGTAGCATTACAGTACAGCAGCTTTATGCTCGGTATGTCTCGTGTTGTCTATCGTCGATTCTTACACGGGTACGAGGGAGAAGGTAAGCACAATGCAATGAAGATGGCTCACCTAGTCACCTATGTTGGGGCTGCTCTTGGATTTGCATACATGACAACTGTCATGAAAGACCTGTCCAAGTTCAAAGAGCCCATCGACCCGTTGGATATGACGTTCTTTGACTTTACTCGAATTCTCCGCCAGTCGGGGGTTCTGGGTGTCACTGAGCTTGGGTTGAATGCAGCCCAGTTTGGACCATCAGCAACCCTGTCCCCTGTTGCTGGAATGGCTACAGATGTTCTTTCTGGTGATGTGGCTAAGGGTCTTAAACCCCTTACAGGTCAGCAGTACCCAGTAATTGGACCTGTTATCCAGAAAGCAATTGGCTTTGTAATGGCGGAGACCGTGCAAAACGCACAAAATGACTTGGTCACAAGTCTTCCTAATACTCGTCAAAACACTGAAGACTAGCTTGACACTAATTCCCTAGTTAATTATATCACAATGTATGAGCACTCAATACCCATCACCCTCTTATAACACCGTAGATCCTGAATCCGTAGGTTCGATTATCGTTGACAGTTCGTCTGGCTCAGTTACGGGTCGTTTTGGCGCTGTTCAAGTTTTAACCGACTGCACTATCACTAGCATTGCTGGTACAACCGTTTTTAACGTTGCTAAGTTACAAGCAACATTTACTGCTGGAACAGTCCTCTATGGCGTGTTTACTGAGATTACTATTTCTGGCGGTCTTGTAGCCCTACATAACGTTTAGTATGCACTTGTCGCTAAAGATAGCATTATGGAAAGGGTTAGGTGCTTCAGCTCCACCGTCCCCCGTATTGTCTTTATATTTAAGACCTGACGGTACTTTCTTTTATCTACGCACTGACGCTACGTCCAAATATATTAGACCCTAACACTAATGGCAAATCTTACAGTATCCTCTTCGGTTGACTCAATGATGCAAGCATCGAGTGCCTCTGGCATTCGTGATGCTATCGGAGCAGTCAACTACCCTTACACAACGGACTTTCAATCTGGCACAGAACAGACACGTAACCTTACGAGCATCACAAATTCAGACGGGTATGCGTACAACTCCAATCTTACTTCTGTTTACGTTGGCAGCAACGTGACCAGCATCGATGCTAACGTATTTCAAAGCTGCACTAGCCTGACTAGCGTCACCATCGGCAACAACGTCACCAGCATCGGGTCTACTGCATTCATTTACTGCATCAGCCTGATAAGCATCAACATTCCCGATAGCGTCATTACCCTTGGGTCTGCTGTTTTCTATGGCTGCACTAGCCTGACGAGCGTCATCATCGGCAACAGCGTCACCAGCATCGGTAGTGGCGCATTCAGTGGCTGCAGTAGCCTGACGAGCATCACCATTCCCGACAGCGTCACCAGCATCGGGAATGGCGCATTCGCTCTCTGTGGCAGCCTGACGAGCGCAACCATCGGCAACAGCGTCACCAGCATCGGGAATGACGCATTCTATAACTGCAGTAGCCTTTCCACAATTAACTGCCTTGCTACAACTGCTCCCACATTAGGCACAAACGCATTCCTTAATGTTTCCGCCACAACAATCCAAGTTCCAGTCGGAGCAGCAGGATACGACACTACATACGGCGGCTTAACAGTAAGCTACGTGTTATAATTATTCATTTAATCAGAGATAAATAACTTATGAAATACGCATTAACTGATACGAATGGGCGAGTCCTGCAAATATCCGACGAGGAAGTAGAATTCACTTCAGAAGGAAGTAAAGTCGCTGAAATCACTGATGAGCAAGCTCTAGAAGTGGAGACTTCAAGTGAGCCTTTCTTTCTTATCGAAGGAGAGCTACTCACAATCAAAGCGAAGCTGTGGAGGGAACAACCTGAGACTGTAAAAGAATTATTACGTCCAGAGCGTGACCGTCTACTAGCTGAATCTGACTGGACTCAGCTAAATGACACTAACATCCCTGAAGACAAGCTCGCAGCTTGGGCGGCTTATCGCCAAGAGCTTCGTGACCTTACGGACAGCATTGACGAGAACGGTGAAGTCGAGTTCCCAACGGCTCCATAGTACAATGGAAGATATCATCTACA